TGGGCGCAACAGGGGGGGTAACGCGCCAAGCGTGAAAAATGGTACCCTGGGGGGGATCAGTGACGAACCAAACAAAGCATGGTGGCACTGGATCAAAACCGGTGATGAAATCGCCGCCAAAACAACGCTGGTAGAGGGCACAAGCGCCAACGGTGGCTACATCGCCCCGCCCCAACCCTACGCGGACATTATCGACCGCCGCGACGAAGCAAGTATTTTGTCAAAACTTCCTATTCGCCGAATGACCACGTCATTCCAGCGGGTAGACGTCCCCACCCAAGACCAAAAGTCGGATTTTGCATGGACGGCCGAAAGCGGCGCCGTCAATTTTGACGAACCGACGTTTGGTCAACGGGCGATTCAGGTATACACCGCTACGTTGGGGATGAAGATTTCAAATCAATTGTTACGTGACGAAAAGGCGAATTTGGATGCATTCCTTACCCGGGAAATTGCCCGCGCCGCCGCCCGCAACGTCAATCAGTACATCATCGCCGGGACGGGGTCAAGCCAACCATACGGCGTGATTCCTCGTATCACTCAATCGGAAACCCTCGCAAGTGTGAGCGGGTTGGATTTTTCGGACGTCAACAACCTCGAAGCGGCAATTCCCAGCGCGTACCGTCAAGACGGCGAAGTGGGTTGGGTGTTGCGTGGTACCACATTAAGCGTAATCCGCGGACTCACCGGCAACATTCCACAGGCCGGTTTGCTCAATGTCACCCGCGATAGCATCGACGGCTACCCATTGGCGCTTACCGACTACATCGCCGCGTTGGGTACCGGCAATAAACCCATTGTTTTCGGGAATTGGGGCTATTACATGTTTGTCGAAAGCGTCGATATGGAAATCAGCCGCAACCCGTGGCTATACCAAGCCAACGGACAAACCGCCTATTTCGTGACGATGCGCTGGGGTGGCGACGTAACCCAACCCGAAGCATTCGCATATGGCGTCAATCCCTAATTCGTGATTATCCCCACGGCGTCGAGCCCGGCGTCGTGGGGTATTGGTGGGATATGCTGATTGTATTACGTGATGGTTTATCACAAATCGAAAACGGGCGCATCGTTATCTACCAACCGGGGGCGGTGGTAGATTTTCCGCCCACCGTCGCCCAATCAATGATTGATCGAGGGCGGGCGAAACCGTACCAAACGGCCCCAGAACCACCGAAACCACCTCCGGCGCCCAATGACACCGCCACGGCAAAACGGACGCCCGGACGCCCGAAAAAGGGGCAATAATGGCATACATCACCGTTGCACAATTCAAAACGTTTTTGGGTATTACTGATTCAACCGATGATGGAATTATCCAAATCTGCATTGATGGCGCTCAAAAACACATTGATACCGCCACGGGTAGGACGTTCGAAGCGGCCGCCGACACCACCCGCAAATTTACCCCATTACGTGAGGATTGGGGCGGTTCGTTATGGTGGGACGGCGTGACGCTGGGATTAGATACAGATTTATGCCAGTTAACCACGATTACCAACGGAGATGGTAATTTGATACCATCAACCGCCGTGGCATTGCTCCCATCAAACTTTACGGCAAAATCGGCAATCAAAATCAAGGCGAATACCCAATATGTATGGACATACACGGGTTCGCCCGATGAATCGGTTTCAATCGTGGGGCGGTGGGCGTACTCAATCACGGCGCCGGCGGATATTGTGAGCGCGTGCTATGAACTCACCAAGTATTTCTACCAAAACCGCGAATCCAACCCGCAATCGGCACAACAAATCATTAGCGCCGACGGCGTCCCGATTGCCCCGGACGCAATCCCCAAAATCATTCAAAGTTTGTTGAAACCGTATGTGAGGCGCTCATAATGGCAACAAATTTAGATGCGATTTTGGCGGCCGTGGCGGCAATGCCGGTATCAGATGGAACGATTACCCCACCGGCGTACTATGGGGCAACGATGCGCAACGCGTGGGAAAAAGCGGATCTCCCCGCCCGCATTATTAGTACTATCAATTTCGGGGTAAATGAAGCAAAATCCCAAACACTTCGACCGCAATTTGTTATTACCGTCACGTGGCAAATACAGGACACTTGTCTATTACGTCCGGCGGGGATGGGGCGGGGATTGCCTGACATTTCGCTAAACCTCGCAACGTACCTATCAAACTACATCGATGCAGTGCGGACACTGGGGAGTCAGCACTACACCCGGGGCAATACCCGAGGCACGGTGGAAATCCTAGAGTACCCGGCAGCATCAGGGCGTTTTTACGACGCCGTGGTAATTACAACTGATTTTCTCGACATTATCCAATAGGGGGACACCATGGCAACAACCGGCGCAATGTCTGGGGCATACGGCAAAATTGAAATTCAAACCGGCGGAACCGGCGCATTTACCGATATTTCGGGCAGTGCCCAATCAGTAGACCCAACCACGGTAAAACGCACGTATGGGAAAGCGTTCCCGCTGGACTCCGATACGCCCAAACTCACATTCGGCAAACAAGAGGGCGCCGAAGTGACTATTAACGTGATTTACACCGAAGCGACGGGGGAAGCGTATCAAAAAGCGCTTACCACGTTTGAAACGGCGGGCGGGGATTTGGTGGCAATTAAGCTCACCCCGGGCGGCTCCACCACCGGCGCCGATACCTATACCACGGCGATTGGGCGAATTATCAGCATTGATTACCCCGGATTTGATGGTTCCAAGGGCGACCCAATTATGTGTAGCTTCACATTGGCGGCCGAATCAATTACGCACGCAACCTAGCAAGGGCGAAACAATGGCAGCATATAAATTAAGAGATCTCCCCTTATCTATTGGGGACGTTATCGACGTAGAAACATTTCAGGAAACGCAAAAAATCGGCGCGGTGAAACACCTCATCGATCGGTTTGTAATCTACGAGCCCGGGCAATCTATCCGGGACATTCCGATTGCGGAATTGTCGGTTATTTTAGAAGCTATCCTTATTCGACAAGGGGCAAAGGACAGCGAACTAAAAAAATCGCCGGGCGCGTAACTGCCCATTTGTGGGCGGGCGCGCCCGTGCCGGTTGAGTATCTTCAATTGATGTTATGTCGTGACGTCTACCACTGCCCGCCGTCTATGCTCCCCGATTGGGTGACGATACGGCGGGCGTTGGCTATGATAGACGCGGAACAAAAGGTTCACCAGCGGAAACGGGGTAAATGATGGCGACAAACGTACTCATCACATTCGAGGGGTTAGATCAAGTTAGCAGCACGGCAAACACCGTAAATCAAAGCATAAACGAAGTTAACAGCACCGCCACCGCGACAAACGGCGGGTTTAGCGTGTTAGGAGAGATTGCCAGCGGGGCATTGCGATCCATTGGGGCGGCGGCGGTCAACGCCGTATCGGGCGGCCTATCCTCACTAGTAGGTATGGTGAGTGATGGAATCAAGGGCGCCGCCGAATGGGAAAACGCACTGGCACAAACCAACGCCGTGATTAAATCCACGGGTGGGGCGGCCGGATACACCGCCGACCAATTCGGGGAACTTGCCTCGCAACTTTCCGCCGAAAACGGGATGAGTAAATTTAGCGACGATGCGATTTTGGCGGGTGAAAACATCCTCGCAACATTCACCAAAATCAAAGGGCCGGTATTTGCCGACGCAACCCAAACTATTTTGGATATGTCCACTGCGCTGGGGGGTGACTTGCAAGGTACGGCGATGCAGGTAGGCAAAGCGTTAAATGACCCCATCGGCGGCGTTACGGCGCTCACCCGGGTGGGTGTGGCGTTTACCGACCAGCAAAAGGAGCAGATTAAAGCGCTCACCGAATCGGGCGACGTGATTGGGGCACAAAAAATCATTCTCAATGAATTAGCCACCGAATTTGGCGGTTCGGCTGCGGCGTCGGTACAAACATTTAGCGGGCAAATGATTGTATTACAGGAACAAGCGGGAGCGGCGTTTGAGCAAATCGGCACCGCACTACTCCCCGTGCTGGTGCGATTCGGCACGTGGGCGGGCGAAACACTAGTACCGATTTTGTCCGATGTTGCGCTCAGTTTTGCAAATTGGGTATCGGGGGTAAACTGGGATTCGATTTTTACCGCCCTCAATGACTTGTATAGCGTGGCGTATGATTTCGTTTCAGGCATTGATTGGGCCGGAATCGTGGCAACACTGCAAAATTTCGCCGTTACGCTTCAAACAGGAATCGCTGACGGAACCGCCCGGGTGAATCCCATTCTTACCCGGATGGGGGAGATTTTCACCAGCATCTATACCCAATTAGAACCCATCGCCGCCGGGATGATTGCCGCGTTCAATGACCCGGCCGTACAATCGGCGCTTAAGCTTATCATCGATTACACCGGCGCCGTGATGAATGTACTACTTGAGCTTGCAAACATTGTCATCCAGCAAGTAATAGACCAAATCCAAGCCCTCGCCCCAATCTTTTCGTTTGTATTTGGCGTGCTGGTAACGGTGGTAAATGCGGTATTTCCGGTTATTACTGGGGTGATGAATTCGTTTTTGCTGTTATTGCGAGGCGATTTGCCCGGAGCATTGCAAGGGCTACAAACCACGTTCCAAGCGGTATGGGATAAAATCAAATCGGCGGTTTCGGGAGTGATTGCAAGCGTACTAAAAGAAATTGGCACGCTGGTGAGCAAGTTTACACAAATTGGTATCGATATGGCAAACGGGATTGTAAGCGGAATCAACGCCGCCGCCGGGTCAATCAAAGCGGCCGCCCTCAATGCGGCAAAGGGCGGATGGGAAGCGATTAAAGAGTTTTTTCATATTGCATCACCATCTCAATTAATGGCCGACACCATCGGAAAACCATTTTCTCAAGGGATAGCGGCCGGGATTGTATCGGGTATTCCGGACATTGCCGGGGCGTCCCGATTGGCGGGCGCCGTGGCGGGTACCCAAGCGACCACCAATAATTACTACCAGTTAACCGCTACGTATAATAGCAATCAGAGCGAATCATCGATTATGATGGATTTACGGGATATGCAACGATTGGCGGGGGCGTAATGGCATATAGCATCACCTATACAACAAACTCGAAAACCTACCAGTTAAACGGGGTTGACCCTATCACGGGGTATCAGTTTAATTACCAAGGGGACGGCGGGTTTGGGTTGGCGCCCTTACATCGCATCACCCAGCGGGGCACATTTCAACAGGGCGATTTTGATACCGATTTCCGACTAGACCCCCGGGTTTTGTCGCTTCCATTGCTGGTGATGGCGTCGGATTT